TTTCTTCTTTAGTTTCTAAAGATTTTTTGAATTTATCTAATAAGTCTTTCATAATTTATTTTTATTGTTGTAATAAAGTTTCAATGTCATTTAAATAATCACTAATTAAATCTGTGCCATAAACAACATCATAGCTATTAGGATTTTCTCTATAATTTTTTACTGTATCTATTTTAGCTAATCTTAAAGATTTTTTTATTGCTTCTAGTTTATCTTCAATTTCACTAAACGCTTCAATGCGTTCTTGATGAAAATTTTTAATATCACTATCGTCCTCTTTAATAATTAGTTTATATTTCATATTATAAATATCAAAAAAGATTTTTTACTTCAAGACCCGAACCTTTCTGTACATAGTTACCTTTTTTATCTTTAGGTACTAGTTGATATTTAAACTGCTTTACATAAGCATTATCTTTTACTCCATCTTCTCCAGCGGCTGGACCTGGTCCTAATGTTGCACCTGGATTAATAGATTTTGATTCTTCTAAACCACCTGGAGTAGTTAGTTTTTTTCCTGTATTGGCATCCCTATCATACCCACAAGTACCTTCATTTGTTTTTTTCTTTTTTTTTGGAATCCTAAAAGCATAGGGAGTTAAATAAGCACCTGCAGCTCCACTTGTAGATATTTCATCTACTGTTTTTCCAAATACTAAATAATGAGAAACACTACAAACTTCTCCATCAGCTGAGCAATGCTTTTTACCTTTAATAATCTTAGGATTAACTAAATCTAATCCATATTCTTCACCCATTAGTTTTCTTATGATAGTAACTCCGTTTTTATCAACAGCGTCGTACATAGTATCATTTTCACTATCTTCCATAGGAAAAAACTTTAATACAACTACATCATCATTAAAATACTTACTAACTATGTCTCTATCAGTGGTATTAACACCTGCCTCTACATTAGTTACTAAATTAAATGGCATAGATGTTTCTGAGTTAAAACTAGCTTGTTTTTGTAGTCCACCTATATCCTGAGATTGAATATTAAACTTATTAGTAATTCTTGCCTCACCTAGCATCATTTTTTGATATGTATCTGAATAATTTTTTCGGAGATGGGTTCTATATTGATTAAATAATTGATTAACATCACTAGATAATTTATCAATGACACTATCATCAGTTTTTCTAGCTAAAGTAGTTAAATACTTTTTTAATTCTTCAAATTCCTTAAATGTTGAATCAAAAGCAGGAACATAATCTATATCCCAAGAAATAGTACCAGTTTCAGGATTAATATCACTAACAGTAGATTGTACACCACTGCCCGTACTAACATCACCAATTTCTATTTCTTTTACTTTATACTTGTACCCCATTAGATATTTTGATTTCTTTTACTAGTTCATAATATTGTAGCAAATCAACTAAATTATCATCATTAATTTTATCTGTTTTACTTAATTCTACTAATAATTTAGCTACCTCAGTAATTTTTATTTTAGTAGCTTTATCTTTAATATTTTTAGTTTCAGTATTTAAAATAGATTTTAACTCATTTATTTTAGTATTATAAAAATTCCTTAAACTTGGAGTTGAATCTACAGAATTAATAAATTCTTTTAATATCTCTTTTTGTTCTACACTTAATGATTCATATTTGTCATTAAACTTTTCTAATAAAATTTTGTAAGTAAGAGATCTTGTATCTTCATCATAAGTAGCAAATTCAGATAATACTTCTTCTTTTTTAGTAGGATCTAATTTTTGCTTAGTTAAGTGTTCTAATAAGGTAATTTTGTTATTCATCAACTGCTCAGTATTAATCATAGCTGATGAATTATACCCTTCAATTAATGTATATAGAGAAGCTAATTCTTTGTAATTTTTAATCTTAGAGTTAAAAAACTGATTTACATCATAATGTTTTTGTACCTCATTAATAAGATTATATTTTTGTTTTCTAAGAAAAGTTCTATTAAACTTTTTAGAATTATCTAATACTGTTTCTATAAGAATAGATGCTCTATTTTCATTTAGAGTAGGAGATTTTTGTATAGACTCATATAGTTTGTATTCACGGCCTAATTCACTTTTTACAAAATATTTTTTTAGTAAATCTATAGCTGGGGAGTCAACACCCTTAAGGGTATCTGCTGTTATTTGTCTTACAAGTAATTCAAATAAGATACCTGTATTTTTAAATTTAGAATTCTTAATTTTCATCAAAAAAATATATTTAATTATAAATATTAGTCCTTTAGTTGAGATTCATCTAGTAACGTACTGTCGTTTTTATCTCTTTCAAAAACTAATTGTTTTTTATTTAATTTTTTAAACATATCTTTATTTTTTAAATATGTTACTTTAGGATTTTCAAATTCAGATAAAGATGGCCGATTATTCCCATCATTTTTATCTGTATCTTTCATACGTTTTGTGCCTAAAGGATCTTTTCCAAAATTGTTACTTTGTTTACCTTTAGTAGTAATTGAATCCTGTGGTCTACCTAATTTTGGATCATCATCTCCATACCCATCAGGTACATTACCTGGATCAGAATACATTCTTCCTTTACCGTATAAACTTGCTAAATCATGAGGTGTACCATATGATTGACCTGTTTCTAGAGGATCATTACCCTCTTCTTGTATTTGATTTAATCTAAATTTACGCTTAGCATCCTCACGAGCTAAATCTCTATATTCATCATATTGATCCTCACTAAAGTGGTAAATATTATGATAAATCCAATCTGAAGGGACTAAATTTTGTTCTAACATTATTCCAGCCAATTCTGCTTTAGACTTCATTAACTCAATTCTTTCCTGATCATATATGATAGAAGGAGTAGTCATTGACAGTTCAAAATTAGTTAAAGTTTCATCTGTGTATCCTTGTGTATATAAATGTACTAATGCTATTTTATTTAATTCAGATAATATAATACGCTGAATGCGATCAATTGTGCGAGCAAATCTAATATCTTCGGCAGCTAGTGTAGCTTTACCTTCAATGTTTTCATCATACCCAAGAAATGCCTTAGGTATTTTAAGTGCAGCAAATAATTTGTCTCTTAAATATTCTACATCTTGAATACCGTCATATGATAAACCAGGGGTAGTATCTATTTTTGTAGCACTATCATTTCCTCGAACAGGAATATAAAAATCCTCTAACATATTTTGCATGTTATATTTCAAGTTATATTCTCCTGTTTTTTCATCCATCATAGGAGTACGTTTCATATTTGAAATAGTTTTTTGCATAAATGCTTCTACTTCATTAGGTGGTATAGAGCCAACATTTACATAAAATACTCTTTTTTCAGGAGCACGTGCTATTCTATGAATCAACATTGCATCTTCCATTAAAGCGTATTGCTTATATAATTTTCTAGCAGGCTCAATATATGATCTACCATAAGGTAAGTAATTTACATCAGCTACCATTCTAAAATGAGCCATTTCATAATTGTCATATGTTACTCCACCTTTACTATTATCATCTCCTTGATTAGGAACATTATAATAACCATAAGAACTTCCAGCAAAACCATCAGGATTCCATCTAAACTTTACTTCAGATGGATTGTCAGGATTAAAACCTTCTATCCTTTCAATATGGTATGCTGTATAAGGAATAACATTATATACTCCAAATTTTTCAGCTATTTCTAATTTTAAGAAAAAATCTCCATATTTACACATTTGTCTAATCCACATCCATAGGTTAAACTCAATATTTAAAACATCATAAAATAAGTTATATAGTATTTTTTGAATATCTTCGTTTGAACTTCTAATCTGAAGTACCTCTCCCATATCGTTTTTGAGAGTTGATTCATCCGCAATAATATCAAGTGCAGAGGAAATAATAGCATCTTGATCCATTATATCATATTCTGAATATAATTGGGTTCTTAAATATTGGTAATTAAGATTAAATTGAGCTCCTAGTAAAGAAGTAGGCATAGTAGAATATACTCTATTAAACCTATCTATCAATCCATTAGTTTCATATTCACCACTAGATTGGATATGTCCAGAATCAATGGTTTTAATTTGGTTACCTCCAACATTGCGGATAATCACATCTGTAGAAAATAATTTTTTTAGTCTTGTAAATACGCTCTTATCAGCCATTTGTATATGTAATTATTGTTATAAATATTAATCTAAAAGCCATCTAATGTTCTCTTTACCTTCTCCAGTATCTATTGTATACGGATTAGGAACTGAGGGATTAGAACCATACCCACCTTGGTATGGGGTTCTATTAACTTGCATATTTTGCAATGCTTGTTTTGTCATGTCAATACCTCTTTGACTGTTTTTCAAAGCTGTATCTCTAATGTACATTCCAATTCCAAATGACATTACTAAATCATCATTATAACCGGTTTGTGCTTCAGGTCTACCATTTCTCCAAATAAATGTTTTCATTTCTTCTATCAATCTTTTTGATTGTATAGTTACTCC